ATGAGCATGAAAACCAGCCGCACCAGGTTCACAGGAGTGTACACGAGAGAAAGCACCGAACGCCGCTACAACGGCAAGCCGGACGTCGTCTTTTACTACTGCCTCAAAATTGACGGCAAGAGAGTGTGGACAAAATGCGGCTGGCGCAGCGAAGGCATGACCGCACAGGCTGCCTATCAGATGCGAAACGAGGCGCTGGCAAAACGCCGCGGCCTGCCCACGCAGGTGCCGCGCATATCTGATGCCTGGGAATACTACAAGACGCATCATCTCCTGACCCTCAGGAACTCCAAAGCCACAATCAGTTATATGCAGAAGCATATCCTTCCGGAGTTCGGCCACATGTTCATGGACGACGTGACTCCGGCAATGGTCACCCGTTTGAAAAATGCTCGGCTGGCCAGTGGGATGGCGCCGGCTAGTGTCAAGCACATGCTTCATGTATTAAGCTCCCTCTACACCCAGACAGAAAAAGCAGGACTGGGTAAATGTAAAAATCCTGTAAAAGACGTTACCCCGCCTAAAGTGGACAATCAGCGTACCCGGTACCTTACGCATGCAGAGGCCCGTATGCTTTTGGATGCTTTGGCGAAACGATCCCCTGTCTGGCATGATATTGCAGCCCTCAGCCTCTACACTGGGGGACGTCTGGGGGAGATTCTCAGTCTCACCGTGTCCTGCATAGACCTCACGGCTGGCGTTGCGGAAGTGAACGGAAAAACTGGACGCCGTATGCTTCACCTGTCGTCTCCGGCCGTAGATATCATGGCACGGCTCATCAAAGGGAAACTCCCCACCGATCATATTTTTCCTGGAAAGGTAAACGGTCATGCCTGTGTTACTCACAATGTTTTCAATGAGCTCACGTTCAAGCTCGGCCTCAATACTCCCGAAACGCCCAGGGCGCAGCGTGTCGTTTTCCACACGCTGCGCCACACTTTTGCCAGCTGGCTTGCCATTGACGGGGTTCCTCTACTGGTGATCTCTCAGCTGATGGGGCATGCTTCCATTACCATGACCCAGCGCTACGCTCACCTGTGCCCGGACAGCCGGCAAGCTGCCGTTGCCCTTCTGGCTACACACTTCAAGAGCCCCGACGGCGATTCCGATTGATATATGCCTCGATGTCGGAATGCCTGTAAAAAACTGTACCGTGCTCGTCCTCCTGAATGTAGTCCGGACCTCCCCCTCGGCTCCGCTTGAAGGCCAAGGTCCGGGCATTGATACCATACAGTTCTTCCACCTCCGAAGAGGTCAGCAACTGCTTCATACTCAAAAACTCCATCCGCGCAGTTCTCGTCACCGCGACGGATATGGACTCCATCAACTGCACCAGCGCCTGTCTCTGGATCATTTCCTGGCTCATGCGCATCCCCCTTTGACCACCCATCCGTGGACGGGGATATCAACAATTCTTCCACCCTTGCACAGGCGGTGCAGTCCATCCAGATAGTCCCGCAACTCTTCCCGTCCGCGAAAACGGAAGGAAAAAAGATTGACGGGCACAGTCTTCCGCTGTACGTCTTTTTTCATACGCACTCCTATGGTATGTTTGCGTTCTGGCCCGCCGGGAACTTCCCCTCCCCTGCGGGCCGCTTTTTTTATTCTGACTCTTGAAAATTCTTATTTGTTTGGCCAGCTCTCATATCTAACGGCTTCGGTAACAGCTCAATGGGAATTCCCATTTCAAGAAGCTGCTTGATACGATAGGACGGCAAATGTTCCGCCCGTAACCATAACCTGGCACTTTTCCTCGTCACCCCACAAACTCGCGCAATCTCCGCCGCTGTTAACTTCTTTCTATATAGCCAAATCAATAGACACTCTTGACGTGTCAAACTCTTTAAGGTTACTTGTTTCGTTAACATTTCTTTTAACCTACATAGCTATGAATGAGAAAAATGAAGTATCTCTTTTTTTCACCTGTAGGAGTCATTGAGATTTCTCCATCGCCTCTTGGAGGATGGCAACTTGTTATCGCAGAAGATGTAATGGGAATATATCAAACGCCGGAGCTGGCCGCTGGAGATGTTTTTACTCACACCACGGGGCATCCAGACTGGGACGATATGGACACCATTGATTCCCCTGAAACCCTCTCGGAGTGGAAGCGCTCTTTTTAGTGCTGAACTTCTCTTTGCGGCCACGCAGAAGAACAAATACCAGACCTACCAAGAACTGCGGCTATGATTACATTTTTTTCCGCTCCCAAACTCTGAAGTATGGTCACAATATCTACCAGTTCTTTTCCTATTGTCGTTTCAACGCAAAGTTTTTGTTTTTTTTCTTCTGTATCATAATTATCCTGCCAATTCATAACAGCCTCCTTTTTTATTCGGCTTCCTTTCCGGCCAGAGAGATGACCTTCATCACCGCTTCCAGCGCCTCATGGCCTTCCTTCGTTATCCTGTCCGCCTCCACGCGGGAGATCACACCGTCCCGCAGGGCGTCGCCGAGAGCGGCCAGAAGATCCCCGAATTCCCGAACAGACGCGGCCATACTGTCCAGCATGGGCTGCTCCACCTTCCCGACTTCCGGCAGGCGGATGAATACGCATCCGCAGGCGCGGCCTATGGCCTTCAAAGGCGCGTCGCTGCCCGTGGCCTGAACCAGCGGGACAAGAAGGTCCAGACCAAACTTGTGCCGTTCCGACCCGGACAGCTCGGCCATCATGGTTTTGTAGTTCACGCCCAGCACATCGGCCACATCCTCGGCTGACAGGCCGGAGGGCGCGCACTTCACGGCGGCGTGGCATATTCTTGTGAGACTTTCCATAGTTGAATCCCGTTTCCTGTTTTGCGTGTGATTCAGGCCGTCGCCTTGCTATCCTGTTCCCAAACGGGAACAATGGCCTTCCGGACATAGTTTTCAGCTCTTGGCAGCAGTTCAATGGGGAATCCGAGTAAGACCAGCGCCTCGTGTCGCTTTACCGGTATCCGCGCTGCACGCAGAAGACGCCCAACACCTTGCCCTGTCATCCCCATTTTTTTTCCTGCCCACGCCAATGTGACAGAATTGTCGTTCATCCACTCTCTGAGCAGGTCATAGCGTTCCATCTTTGACCTCTGCTTGCTTTTCCTATAGTTAAAAATTTTGCTTTGTTGTTTGTCTTTCTTGTTTCACTTGGCTATTACGCTTGTATTCAAAAATGAATATTAAGTCAATTCATTTTTGAATTTTTACGGCAAGGTTTTATTTTATGGAATTATTTGAACGTGTTGACCTTGTTCTTCAAAAGAAAAAAAGTAGCCGTAAAGAATTGGCCCAAGCTCTCGGCATCGCTCAACCAACTTTCAATCGCTACTTCAGTTTTGAACACCAAGGGAAACTAGCTTCACTTCTCTGGCGCATCTCCGAACTTTGGCCCGATGTACCCAAGAATTTTCTTTTTTTTGGTGTGGAAGAGGGAGACATTAGTCCCGAACGAATTACCCCAGAAGAAATAAAATTCTTGAGGTCGGAAATCGAGCGTCTGCGCTCCGAGCTGGATGAAGAGCGCCGCTTGAACCGAACCCTCACGGCCAAGCTCCTTCTGGGAGACAGCACAGAAGACTCTGCCGGGAAATCCAAGAAGAACAGCGTCTGAAAAGACACGGATTCCGGTTGTGGGAGTCCCCTTCCCCAGAGGACGACGGGCCGGACTGCGCATGAGCCGTCGGCACATAATGGAGTCTTGTATGATTCTTTCAATTATAGAAAGCTTTTTTTCTTTTGCCATACATATAGATACATATCTCTTTTCACTTGTTGAATCATATGGATATTGGTTATTGGTTATACTTTTTATTATCGTTTTCTGTGAAACAGGCCTGGTAATTACTCCATTTCTTCCGGGAGATTCTCTCCTCTTTGCGGTCGGCACCGTTGCGGGAGCAGGCTTTATTAATGTTTTTCTATGTATAGCAGTTCTTTTATGTGCAGCAGTCATTGGAGATGCCGTAAATTATGAAATAGGACGTCATGCAGGTCCTGCTATTTTCAAAAAAGAAACAAGGTTTCTCAATAAAAAGCATCTTATTAAAGCTCATCTATTTTATGAGCGTCATGGAGGAAAAGCTATCATTCTTGCAAGGTTTATTCCTGTTATACGCACCTTTGCTCCTTTTGTTGCAGGAATAGCCTTAATGAATCCTGCTCAATTTTTTTTCTTTAACATTATTGGCGCTACAGCGTGGGTAACAGGCCTTGTTTTTATGGGATTTTTCCTTGGGAATATTCCGATAGTGCAAGAAAATTTCAGTATCGTTATTTATAGTATAATTATTATTTCCATTTCTCCCGTGGTATTCGGCTTTATTCGTTCAATATTGAAAAAAAAAGGATAGTCTCCCGTCTGGGAAAATTGGTCAGAATGATTCTTGTACGAAAAACAAGAGAAATTCTCACTTTAAAAACTGCAAAAGGCCCGGCATAAACCGGGCCTTGCTTTTTATGAGGTGCTTTCGTATGGTGCCGGGCATGGGCCTGCTTCCGCAAAGGAGGCGAAGGCTCAAATGGAGCAGCTTCTCATTGACCTGCTTGTCCAGATTCTGGCGGCGGTCATCGCGGCCCTTGTTATCCGTCGAATAGACCTTTAACGAGTTGGCCCCCGGAAGCTGCTACTTCCGGGGGCTGGCAAATGTGTTTAGTACCCACTAAACGCGGAAGCTGGCCCATCACTGGGGAGGAAGGTGTTGACGCGCTTTCCTCCCCTTCTTAATGCGCACTTTCTCCCGTTTCGTCAAGCGGCATGCCGTCCTTGCTTTTTACACTTCACTTTCGTATGGTGCCGACGTGGGCACGCCTTCGTGCACCTGTACGGCCGGAGTTATCCGGTGGCGGCAGAGAAGGAGGTGGTGCCTATGGTGCAACTGCTCCGGGCAGTCGTGGTCACCGTGGTTGGCCGCCTGCTGGCCGATTTGATCAAGCGTTGGTTTGATTAAAAAGGTTCGCCCCGGCAGAAGTTCGCACCTTCTGTCGGGGCATACGTTTGAGCTTCCCAGCGAAGCTGAGTAACTCGGAGGTGTGTCCCACTCCGGGGAGGAAAGTGTTGGAGCACTTTCCTCCCCTTCTTAATGCGCACTTTCTCCCGTTTCGTCAAGCGGCATGCCGTCCTTGCTTTTTACACTTCACTTTCGTATGGTGCCGACGTGGGCCAGCCTCCCGCAAAGGAGGATACGCCCATGCGTCAGTTCCTGCTGGAAGTCATTTCCGGCGCTTTGGCTACGGTTATCGGCGGCTGGGTACTTTCCCAGCTTCTTAAATAACTTTGGCCTCTGAAGGAACTGACACTTCCTTCAGAGGCCGGAAACAATGATTCACTAAACCGAATCGGCGGGACTGGCCCATGGGGCAGGGATTCGCACTCCCTGCCCCTTCTTAATGCGCACTTTCTCCCGTTTCGTCAAGCTGAGCTTGCCTTCTTCGACGCCACACTTACCAAAAAGGTCCGGCATAAGTCGGGCCTTGCTTTTTCTCAGGCGCTTCCGTATGGTGCCGACGTGGGCCTGCTTCCGCAAAGGAGGTGAAGGCTCAAATGGAGCAGCTTCTCATTGACCTGCTTGTCCAGATTCTGGCAGCGGTCATTGCGGCAATCGTTATCCGTCGAATAGACCTTTAACGAGTTAGCCCTCGGAAGCTGCTACTTCCGGGGGCTGGCAAAAAGCGTTTAGAACTACTAAATGCGGAAGCTGGCCCATTTCTGGGGAGGAAGGTGTTACCAGCACTTTCCTCCCCTTCTTAATGAGCATTTTTCCTGATTTCGTCAAGCCACACGATGTTTCCACGGCTCCATATTCATGTGCTTCACACGGTCCTTCTCTTCCGCCCTTTTCGCGTCGTTGAAGCGGTCCAGCCCGCCCACGAGGTAGCCGGTGATCCGGCGGATGCGCTCGAAGCGGACGCCCTGCCCTACGGTCTTTTCCATGACTTCACCTCCGGGAAAGGTACGGCAGGCAATGCCTAGGCAAGATACTGAAACCATACATCGCCGTCATTTCCGCCGGAAGGCGAAGCGGCGGATACTCTTTTTTCCGCACCGCTCCATTTTTCTGCATTGTCCGCTTTCCCGGTGATGTCGATATCCGCAACATCAAGAAACGTCCCTCCGCCGCCCAGGGGCTTGCGTACGCTTCCCGCCGGAGGTTCCGGCACAAGGCCGGAAGCGCCCTTTGCCGACTCCGTAGCCCCTTTCATGACTGTTGCCGCGCCGGAAACCACAAGGGCGCGTATGGCCTGGAGTACCTGATCCTGCGTAAGGGCATCCGGTTCCAGGCCTGCCCCCGTGACTACGGCAAGCAGTTCTTCCTGAACCATATTGAGCCAGTCCGCGGTAACCACGGTTGCCTGCTTGCCGGTTGTCGGGTCGCCGCCGAAAAAGTAACCGGGCCTGCCTGAAAATTCCGGTTCCGGCAGAGCATCGACCGTTCCTACAGATTGGATTCTCTGCATGAAAAGATCCTTCTTAAGATTTTTCGCCCACATGTCCCTGCGGGGCGTTACCCCACATACTCCACCCGCACCATGCCGGAAGAACCGGCGGTGCCGTTCCCCCCGGAGCCCACGGAAGGAATGGTATTGCCCGCACCGCCGCCGTTGCCGCCGGGCCCACCCCAACGGCCGCCCTGGCCACCGCCACCCCCTGCGCCGCCGGAAGAAACGGCCGCCCTGGCCACCGCCACCCCCTGCGCCGCCGGAAGAATAGTCCACATTTACGCTGCTCTGGTGGGCCTGGCCTCCGCCTCCGGTTCCGCCGTTTACGGAACCCCCGCCGCCGCTGCCGCCCGATCCGCCGAAACTGCTCTCTCCAGAACCTGAGCCTGCGCCGCCCGCACTTCCGCCGAGGCCTCCGGCTGCGGAGGCGGACACGCTGCCCCCTATGGTGGTTGTGCCGCCGTTACCGCCATTGGCTGCGCCGGGGCTGCCTATGGAAAGCGATACCGTTTGCCCGGCGGAAAGGTACTGTTCCTTTGTGGTGAAGTAGCCGCCCCCGCCTCCGCCTCCACCGCCGCCCCCGGCATTGATGAAGAACGGGGAGCCGTTCGGCTGTTCTGTAGCCTTGTAGAAACCGGCTCCTCCCTTTCCTCCGCCACCGCCTGCGCCGTACACCGTGAAGCGGAAGGTGCCGTTGTGGGGAGCGGTAAAGGTGGTATTGGTGGTATATTCTTTCCAGGTAAAGCACTCCTGCGTGTTGCAGTTCTGAGAAAGGGGGGCCTTGGTCACACCGTAGGCCGTGCAGAAGGCATCGGAAACGGAAAGGCCGTCGGAACGCTTGCAGGTTGCCGTGCGCGTCTGCGTGCCCGTGCCGCAGTTTTTGGAACACGCGGACCATGCCGAATAGGAATAGCTGTAGGTATAGGCCTTTTTCCATACGCCGGAGACCTTTACCCAGGTGTTCAGGGTTGTCTTCCACGCGCCCGAAACCTTTACATAGCTGTGCTTCTGCTTTTTCCAGGCTCCGCTTACTTTTACCTGTACCGGCATACTACACCTCCAGAGAACGCCTTGCCGCCATGCAGTGTTCATGCGCCTCATTCTGCACGGCAAGGCATTCTTCCTTTGTGGCTGCGGCCTTCACCCGGGAAAGAAAGGCCCACTGTGCGCCGTTTACCTCCGCCATGGTGGCGAGAAAGGCCTTGTGGTTGGCAAGGATATCCTCACAGAGAGCCCTTTTCCCCGGCTTTCCCTCGTCGGTACGGGCGGCAAGGAAGGCATCAATGTACGGCGTGGATGCGCCTTCGTCGGCAAGGTATGCGCGGGCCTCCATGGCCTGCCAGGTCCAGGTTTCGGTTTCATAGTTCGGGGTAAAGTAGCCGTCCGCACTTTTGGCGTGGCGCAGAAGCTCGAAATCCACACGCAGCGAAGACGCGGCATCCCTTTTTGCCTGCTCCAGGCTGCGCGGGTCCTTCCATGCGCCGGAGGCGATATCCCATATATGATACATGCCGGGCCGCTCCGGAACCTTTTGCGCCTTTTCCGCTTCGGTAAAGCCCAGCACACACTGGGCGCAGATGTTTTCCGGCCAGTCGCGCACGGCGCCGTCATCGAGCACGACCATGGCCAGTCGCTCCCAGGCTTCGCCCGTCCATTTGCAGGCCGGATGATCGGGGGCCTCGTTCACACGGTAGGCAAGGCCCGCATGTTCCGCAGCGCTCTTTGCCATGCAGCCTTCATACAGGCCCGATTCCGCATCGTAGGCATGTACGTCAAAGTCGTTCTTCTGCCAGAACGAGCCGCAGAAGGCCCGGATTTCCGCAATCTCCTCCGAAGAAAGAGGCCTGCTTCGCCCTTCTTCATCCACCAGAAAGGCATTGCCGCTCTGCGGTTCATAGTAAAGCGCCGCATAGGCGAAGGACAGGGCGAAGCGCTCATCCGTGCCGAGCCGGTAGCCGTTTGAAATGATGCGCCCTTCCATGCCGTCCCAGGTCATAAGGTATTCGGTAGCGTCGGACATGTGTTCCCCCTTATGCAATGTATTGAATCCAGATGTCATTATTCGCCCCGCCCGAAGGCGCGGCCGTCGATACGGTTTTCGCGGCGCCGTTCCACTTGGTGGAATCCGATGCCTTGCCGGAAAGGCTCCCCTTAAAACCACCGGAGGAAACAAGCACGCCCTCTTCGGTAAACTCAAGAGATTCCGACACGGTATTGGCGCCGGCTTCCACATTCGCATCGGTAAGGTAGGAAATGAGCATTCCGTCGGAGTGCCCGTTCAGAACAAAAACACCGTTTGCCGACTTGTACCGGATAAAGGGCACAAAGCCGCCTGCCTTCACATTCCCTTCCACGAGGCTTCCGCCAGCCTTGGCCGCCCCTACCCAGGTGGTTTGAACGATCTTCCCGTAAAAGCCCTTGGCCAGAATTCTGTCGGTTTCGGCGTCCACCTGCACTTCTGAGGAAAAGCGTGTGCCTTCGGTTTTGCTTGCCGCAAGAGCCGCCGTATAGGCCAGCAGCACGGGGTAGATTCCCGACGTGCTTACCGTATGGGTCACTGTTTTCCCGGAGGCGACCGCCTTGTCGTATGCCGTTTTTACCGCCTTGGAACTGGCGGCGGCAGTTGAGGAAGAACTGTTCACGGCATCCGAAAGAGAAGGCGTGTCGCCTTTCGGCCCCTTGATATTGACGCTTGAGGGGTTGGAAAGCCCTCCGTCATTGGTCCAGCTGAGAACACCGGAGGAGGAGACGGAAGGCGTGAATGTTGCCCCATCCGCGCCATTTTTGCCCGCGGCGCCCGTGGAGCCCTTCGCCCCCGTCGCTCCCTTGAGATTTTTAAAGGCAAAGGCAAGCGTTCTTGCCTGAGGCGTGCCCCCGACCGTAACCGTAACGGCCGGGGTGCCCGTGTTTGCGTCTACAGTAGCCTTGACGTCCGTAATGGCTGCGGCGCTGCCGTCCGTTCCATTCTCGCCGTTTACGCCGTCGGCCCCGTCCGCGCCCCGGGGAATGCCTATGGTAAGCACGCCGGTTTCCGGGTTGAAGGATGCCGAAGCTGCGGAACCTGCGGGAAGCGTTTTCGCCGTGGCCTGAACATTCTTGTAGGTATCGAGCTTTTCCGCCGCTTCGGCCGCACTGTCCGCCGCTGCATCGGCTGCGGACTGCGCCTCGGCGGAAGATGCCGATGCAGCCTGCGCCTTCTGCGCTGCCGTCGTCGCGCTGGTTTCGGCTGCGTCGGCCTTCTGCCCGGCAAGTTTGGCGGAAGAAGCCGCTGCGGAAGCGGAAGTTGCGGCTTCCGCAGCCTTGCCCGAGGCCGTTACCGCATCTTCCGCGGCGGCAGAAGCCTTTTGTGCGGCCGTATCGGCCGATGCTTTTGCCTTGCCCGCGCTTGCCGCGGCCTCGGATGCGGAAGTTGATGCCTCCCCCGCCTTGCCTGATGCCGTCCGTGCATGTTCTGCAGCCGAAGAAGCGGAAGCTGCAGCCTCCGCCGCGCCTGAGGCGGAAGACTCCGCACTTTCCGATGCAGCCTGTGCGGAAGAAGCCGCCGCTTCGGCCGCCTGCTGAGCCGTATTTGCCGCATTCCATGCCCCATCTGCGGCAAACATGGCATCGGATGCGTTTTTCGCCGCTTCGCTTGCCTCTTCCCGGGCGGAAGAGGCGGTTTTCACGGCTTCATCCGCTGCCGCCATGGCTTCAGCCACCGCTTTGGGGCTGGCCGCCGTACCTGCATTGCTGTCCAGGCCGGCGGCGTCGGTCGCATCGGAAAGCTTCACATGTCCGTAGACTGCTGCGGAGCCCTTGCCATAGGTACTTTTCTCGTCTGCATGATCTACGGGGGCGGCATATCCCCTGACGGCATCTTCCGTAAGCTTTCTGACCGCCGCCAGAACCTGCCCGAGGTCTTCCGCACTCGGTTCTATTCCCGCAGCGGCAAGAAAGGCCATGAGTTCTTCCTGAACGCCGTTGCACCACGCCGCATCTATGACGGTGGCCATATCGCCCGTGGATGCGTTACCGTCGGAAAAGTACCCCGGGGTTCCTCCCTTCGGAGCTTCCGGGAGCAGGGGAACCGTATCGGCAGCATGAATCCTTTGCATAGCTTCTCCTATTCGTATTTGAACACGACACCGGCATGAGCCGGCTTCACCTGCCTGACCAGACACTCAAAATCGAATATGCCCCATATACGCAGGCGGCTGTCGACACGGTCCCCCATACGCATGGGCGTACCGAAAACGGTCGGAAGCGTAATGAAAAACACATGGTGGAAACATGCATCCCAAACGGCATGGCCGCACAGGGAAGTACCTGCGCGGAAAGGCCGCACCGTATATACTTCCGCACGGTCATAGCCCATGGACAGGGCAAGCTGCCGGAAATATTCCTCATTCATCAGGCCGTTGCGCTGGAGCCTGAACAGCACTATCTGCCGCCGCCTTTCCGTATCGCTGGAAGCAAGGCTGCATTCGTCCGGCAGGCCGAGTTCTTCCTCCCAGTCTTCCAGCGCCTCATCGGCCTGCGCAGGGGTGACCTCCCGCACCAGCCTGGCGGCATCGGCCTCAAGCCTGGCCAGTTCCGCGCCGAAGGCGGAAAGGAGACGGAAAAAGTTTGAGCCGGGGAAAGGCCTCCATATCATCCCCTGAGGCAAAAGCCGCGCAAGCATGGCGGCGTAATCATCGACATTGTGGGGCATGATTACTCCTCAAAAAGCACGGATCGCAGCACGGGGAGCTCTCCGTTTGCAGGAATGACGTTCGCCGCCGGAGAGATGAGCAGGTGATCTTCCTCCCCGGCCGTAATACTGACCGCTTCGTCGATATGAGACCTGAGCAGGGTTATTCCCGGTTCCGCCTCGCGGGTGAACAGGTCGTGAAGTTCCGCCTTCACGGCTTCACGCACGGCCGAAGTATCCGGCGCAATACGGAGCGTGACATCCACCTGCATGGCCCGCGGGGCAAAAACATGGACGTCCGCCGTTACCGGCCTGCGTTCGTTGATATGGGCCTGCACGCGCCGCACCATTTCCTCATCCGGGAGCGGGCTTTCCGCCTGCCCGTCGCAGACGAAGGACAGCCCCACCGTGCCGAGCCCCAGGTAAAGCGGATAGCACCAGGCACGGGTAACGCCCGGAACTTCCAGCGCCCAGGTCACATAATCCGCCGCAGCGCCGCCCCTGGGCGGAGACTGCAGCACCGACAGCAGGCGGGCGCGGAGTTCGTCGTCCGTTTCGGCATCCACGCCGCCGGACAGGGAAAGCACCGTTGCCGTGCCGGATACTCCGGTTACGGCCTGCACCAGCGAAAGCGCTTCGCCCTCATCCAGATTGGAAGCGCTGCCGTTTTCCGAAGCGGTGACCGCGCCCGTGCCGGGTACGGTTACATCCGCATCCACGGTGAAGAGCCGCCCTTCGTCACTTCTGAGCACGGCGCCTGCGGGCACAAGCCCTGAACCGGTAAAGGAAACCTGCCCCACGGCACGGGCGCCTGCCTTGCGGGTAATCCCCCAGGTGGACGCCTTGCGTTCCAGAAACTCCTTTTCCGCCGTCTTTATCCAGAACTGGGAGAAATACCACTGCAAGGCCCCGTACATGAGGTGACAGGCCCCGGCCCACACATACACCAGCACGGAAAGCACCGACCGGGACCTGAGCGGCGCGCCGTCCAGAAGACGGCCGGACACGTCGGCCGCAATGCGGGAACGCAAGGTGGCAAGAGAAGGCCGCGAAAAACTCATATATCCCTCGCCATGGTTACGGATTCTTCAGTAATGCCCACCTTCCACACATCCGTCACGCGCTGCATGACCGAAGGGCTTGTTCTCGTAACGGCCACGCGCAGGGCAAGGAGGCCCGGGGAAGGGTTTTCCGCCGTTACTTCCACAGCCGTGGCCAGCCCTTCATTCACAAGCCAGCGCAGGGCATCCCTCGCGTAGGTTTCCGCCCGCACGAGCACGGCTTCCAGCTGCTTCTGCCTGCGCAGAAGCCAGAGCTTGGAGCCTGTGCCCTGCCCCTCGCCCTGCAGGGAAAAAAGCGCATCCGCCCACCAGCCGCGAAGATCGCCGTATTCCGGCGGAAGTTCATCCTTTTCCGCCCGGATATCGGTAAACAGGGAAACCATGATTTCCGTTCCCAGAGAACCATCCCCCACCAGATCGCCCTTTTTCACCGGCAGATCGAAAAGCCCCTGTTCGTTCTGAGTAATGAGAATATCCATGCTACCCCCTGTGCATGAAGCGGATGAGGTGAACAATGCTCACTCCGACCACGCACCAGACTATGAAACGCTCCATCATTGCGGCCCTCCCGTGGTGCCGCCGCTGTCGCCGGGATGGGTATGATGTTCCAGGGAAACGCCGTCGCTCACAATGTCGCCACCGGTATTTTTCAGCCCGCCCACAAAGGTGGACGCTCCGCCGCCGGACTTTTCGCCCGTGGTCTGCTGGCGGCCGGTCAGTGTGACAAGAGGCGTGTCCAGCGTGATTTCCTTGCTTGCGGCAAGCGTGGCGGTGTCGCAGTCCACCTTGAACGTGGTTGTTTTGACTTCGATTTCGTTCCCGTTCTTCAGATGAATGAAGTCGCCGTTTTTATGATAAACGGCCACTTCCCCGGGCTTCAGGCTCTTTTTGCGTACGCGCCTGTCGTCGGCCACCACAACAACGGGATGGGAACGATCCGCCCCCACGAACACCACCGTGGCCTCGGCTCCTTCTTCCGGCACGGAGGTGAAGCCGTAGTTCTGGAAGCGTTCCACGCCGTCGATGACTTCATCCTCCAGCAGCGTGACCTGAACGCGCTGCATGTTGCCTTCATCATCCACCACGTTGAGCACGGCACGGGATACGCCGTCGCGCATGAGGTTGCGCACCCTTTCCATGATAGCGTCGCGGCTCATGCCATGGCCTCCTGCACCTTCTGCCCTGCTGCTTTGGCCTTTTCGGCCTGTTTGACGTACAGATCCCAGTCCGTACCGGAAGGGGAAGCCACTGAGGATGCAGCCTTTTGTGCCTCTTCCGGTTCGGGCTGCCAGGCCGCGGGGTCCTTCAGCATAAGCTGCGTGGTGGTACCGCCGGAATCCCGCGTCCAGGTCACTTCGCCAATAAGCAGGCTCTGCGATATGCCCAGCGTGGGAAGGCTCACCGGCACCAGCACTCCGGGTTCCCAGAGCCTGCCGGTACCGTCGCGCCAGCCCTGCACCGTGACCTGTACGGATGTGCCTTCGGCCCTCCGCGTGGTCATTTCCCACCGGGCACGGCGGCGCATATATGCTGCGTCCCCCTGCTGGCTGGCCCGGATAACCAAAGGCCGGTATCGCGTTATCTGCTCATCCGTAACCGTTGCCCTGACGGAACACGCCTTGCCGAAATTCTGATCCGTCCCCTGCTTCTGCCCGGTGACGACATACTCGGAAAAGCGTTCGGAAGCGTCGCAGGTAACGGAGGCGGAAAGCACGTTCACGCCCTCCTGAAGAACGGCGGAAAGCGTTTCCTGCGCCAGTCCGGCCAGCCTGAGGCCGCCCTTGCCGTCCGGCACGGCCACAAGCTCGCGCTGCTTCAAAAGGCGCTGCACGGCTTCCGCCACGCTTTCCCCGGGCTGTATCTGAAACGCCGTAACGGGCTGCCCCTGGTCGCCTTCCAGCGTGACCGGCACGCCGAAAGGCGCACAGAGCGCCGAACAGATATCCATGAGGGAAGCGCCCTTCCAGCTGCCCGGCGCATGTACGGCGGAGGCGTCCACAATATCGGCGCTTCTGTCCCGGCCGGATACGGTTATCCCGTGCCTGCCGGAATCGAGCGACTGGGAAACGCTGTCGATGAAGCCGGTGACCAGCGTATCCGCCCCGCTGGAAAGCACGCATTCCATACCGGGAGCCAGAGGAAGGGACGCGCCCCCGTACTGCACGCGATCCGCAAGGCCCAGGGAAAACGCGCCGGCCATGGCGTCCACACTGCGGGAAGCCTGAAGGGATTCCCAGCCCGTCCAGTCCACACCGCCCACGGTCAAGGTGATGTCAGCCATCTATCAGCTCCAGTGCCCGGCCGCCCGGCACAAAGCCGGGGTGGCGCAGGCCGTTGCGGATGATGAGATCCTGCTCGGCCTCAATGCCTCCGGTCCACCGCCATGCCACGGCCAGCGAAGGCATGACCTGCCTTTCCGTTACGGAAATGACATCCGGCAACGTGCGGGCCTTTTCCGCCATGGCGCGGAGCGTGACCGTGCGAAGGTCGGAAAGCGCGGCAAAAGCGGCATCACCGGCATCCAGCTGGGCGGCATCCATCGCGTCCAGCACGGCCGCCTGAAGGGTGCCCGCCTCTCTGGTGGTGGAAGGCGTATGGCCTGCGGCCACGGCACAGGCGGCGGAAACGCACATCTGCCGCTGGACGTTCGCCACGATTCTCTGCCCTTCGGCCGCCGCCCTGCGCGACGTGCCGAAGGCGGCGCTTACCGGAACTTCCGGCGCTGCCTGCACCAGGCCAAGAAGGGCCGAAGGCCCCGAACCGGACGGCAGGTTATCCACTCCGGCCTGTATCATCTCCCAGCAGGAAGCCCCGAAGCTCCCGGAAGAAACCAGGCCTGCAAGCCAGCCGGTGGAACCGGCCATTCCGGCCAGGGCGGAAAGCCCTTCCGGCAGGGAAAGAACGCTTTTCACACTGCTTATGAAAACGCCGGCGGCGCTTTCTATCTGCGAGACCACCCATGCGCCCTTGTCCATGTACTGCCCCACGGAATCGGCCAGCGCCTGCGCGCGCTGAGCAACGGCGTTTACCCGCCCGCTCACCATATCCGAAAGATTGGGGCTTCCCGTCAGCCCGCCGGGCTTTTCCACCCGCACGAAACGCGCCTGAAACTGCCAGAGGCCGCCGTCGGCCGCGCTGTGCTGCGTGCGTACCGGCCCGGCAAGGGCAACATACAAACTGCCGTACCACGGATGCACCAGCGTGCCCGGACCGGGCTGCTGCAGGGCCGCTTCCAGCGCATCGCGCTGCGCCATATAGGACGAACCGGAAACGAAGCCCTGCACCTCGTAGAACTGCGGCGCCTTGCCCAGGTCTTCCGGGTACGGCGTTGAACCGTTGGGAAACACATGCAGGGCCGTGGATCGCCCGAGTTCGCCGCCTGCAGCGTACACCTGGAACGGCACTCCCCGGAAGGAGGCCGACTGCATACGCATTTTCCATGCCTGCGCCATGTCACACCCCCGCAAAGGCCCAGCCGTAACCCATGTTGTCGCGCTTCACCGTGACGGCGTCGCTGGCCTGGCCATCAACCCTGGCTTCCATACCGGCAGGAACAACAAGCTCCACCTTGTGTGTTACTTCCTTCTCTTCCTTACGCACCGTTTCGGAAGATACCGTGCCGGAACGGGCAAGATCGGAAAAACCGGATGTCGGGCTTTCGGGCATGGAAGGCGGAAACGCCGCCTCACGGCTGCCGCCACCGGCGGCCTCCGCCAGCATCCGGGCGTTTTCCGGGTCCATGAGCGCGTCGGTATCTTCAAGGTCTATGCCGTGGATGTCGGCCGCTTCCTGCACATCCGCCACGCCCTGAACGGCGTTTTTTATCTCCGCGCAGAATTTCGTGACTCCGGCGGAGATATCCGCCCAGTTGTTATAGAGCCACCATCCGGCGGCCACGAGGGCCCCCAGGGCCGCCATGAATGCGCCGAACGGTGTTGCCGTAAGCGCAAGCCCCAGCCCGCCCACGGCCTTGCCGGCGTTGAACAGAGACCGGATGAACGGCGTGCCCATATACAGAGCAACGAGCTTCAGAGCATTTTCCATGCCTATGGTCCGGTCGATAAAATCCGTGCACCAGGCAAGCACCTTGCCGCCGGTAGTGATCCAGCGCTCGGCGCCGTCCAGAAAAGCGGGAAGGTTGTCCGCCACTTTCCGCACCCACTCGCCGGTTTTTGTGGCTACAAGGTTCTTGTTCAGCTCCAGCCAGCCTTCAAACTTTTCCATGACGGGGGTGAGCACCGGCATGAGCTGCCGCCCTATGGCATTACGCAGGCCCGCGGTCTGGTCGCCCACGCCGCGCAGAGCTTCCTGAAAGCGCTTTGCGTCGCTTCGGGCCGCACCGTCAAACACAAGGCCCGCCTGCTCCGCCTCCCGGCCCAGGTCTCTGAGCCCGGCGGAGCCTTTGTTCAGCACGGGAATGAGCCTTCGGCCTGCATCTCCCATAAGTTCTATGGCCAGCTTCGTCTTTACCGGGCCATCCTGCATACGGGAAAAGGCATCGGAAATTTCCATGATGACCTGCGCCGAGTTCTTCATGCTGCCGTCGGCGTTCTTCAACGATACGCCAAGGGCCTTGAACATGGCGGCAAGGTCGTCCGAATCTCCGGCTTCCACCATCTTTTCCGTGAGGTCGGAAAGGATGTCGGTCATATCCTCGGCTTCCACGTTCACCGTGGATGCGGCGTATTGCAGCTTCTGCAGGTCGGTTGCGTTCACGCCCAGGGCCTCGGCCGAACGCTCGGCGGCCTGCGCCTGTTCCGCCGTGGCGGAAGCAAGCGCAACCATGCCGCCGGACGCACCGCCCAGAAGAAGGGACATTTTCCCCAGCGCACCGGTAACGCGGCCCAGTGATTCCATGGCCCCGTCGCCCATGCCGGCAAAAGCCCCGGCCACACCGGCCGCGGCTCCGGCAACCTGACTCAGCCCGCTTCTCTGACCGAAGCGGGACACCTGCGCCTGCATACGGCTCACGGCGCCCGTTGCCGATTCAAGCTTTGCGTTGAACCTGGCGAACGCAGCGGAGAACCTGTCATAGGCGCCGATGACGAAATCTATGGAGACCTTATTCTTTGCCATGGTTCTTCTCTTTTCCGTATGCGGCCAGGCATCCGGCCCAGAACTTGAGTTCCGGGCCGGTCATGGCCATGATCTCACTCGGCGGTGTATGGCACTCCGCCAGAAGAAAGCCTGCGGCTATGCGCCAGTCGTCCGGCCATTCCCTAAAAAAGGCGTGGCCGCCTCCATGACGCGGGCTATGTCGTCCCCTTCCAGGCGCATGATGACCTGCCTGTCCTGCCCGGTAAGCCTGCCTATGATGCGGGCCATATCGCCCATGGTCAGGGCCCCGGCCGAGGTATCGGCCATGTCCGAAAGGCGCACGCGGCGGGTGAACTTCAGTTCCGTAATGAGTTCGTCCCCGAACTGCACGGGATAGTTCAGCGTGACGGTGACGGGGACAACATCGTTCATCACTTCACCTCCTGAGCGCGGTTCTTGGATTCAAAACGCACGGGGATTTCCGCTTCTTCGGTGGACGCCGTACCGTCGCCCGCGAACCACGCGCGGGAAAGCGTGATGATCTTGCCGTTGTTGAGCTCCAGCGTGACGGTGCATTCATCCGCACCGACAAGAGCTTCCAGATCAAGGTCTTCTCTGTCGGTTACGGCGCCCTCTATGTAGGCCACCTGCGGCGTTTCCTTGTAGCCGTGCACACCGTCGGCCCCGATGATGGCTGCACGGACATCCAGCCCCAGATTGTACGAAAAATTGCCCTTTGCCTCGTAAAGCGTACCGTCCACCTTGAAGGAAATGCGGCCCGCACGGCGATTGCCTATTGCCATGATGATGCTCCTTTACAGCCGGAACTGAATCTGCACCGCGGCCACGCGGAACTGGTTGACGAGATCGGGAGTGATGAGCCAGTCCAGGCGGTTCACGTCTGCGGCATTGCGCTCACACACAAGGCCTGCCTTGAACTTGGCCATGTCTTCCACAAGGCCGAGTTCCTGCCAGTCCTGGAAGGCCGCCACGGCCTCGGCACGGCCGATTTTCGGAGTCATGACCGCCTGGCCGGGCGCTATGGTTTCCGTGTCGCCGGCCAGCTTGTGGCGGGGATACTTGCGCAGGATGCGGGAACGGAAGTCATACCGGAGATACGAGAGCGTGAGCAGCGTATTCACGTCCTGATAGCTGGTATCGGCCGCGCCGGAGGACGTGGCAAGGTAGTTGGTCACCATGCGCTCAATGGTCACGTTGCCGCCCGCATCGGTCACCGTGGTGGCTATGCCCGCCTTCAGCAGCAGGTTGCGTTCTTCAAGGGTAAGCCGGTCTTCCTGTGCCGGAGCAAGGTCGCCGGAAATGGTCAGCGTCTGGAACGGACGCGCGGGGTCGTTGTTGCCGTAGTAGGCCACCAGAGCCGCCACGGCCGCAGCGCGCACCGCCGGAAGCGTGGGCGTTTTGCAGGCTTCCACAATGGAGATATGCGCGTAGTTGCCCTTGTCTTCCCCGCTGCCGAAATCCTGAAGCTCGGAAAACGTGCCCGCCTTGGAGGTGATGGCCACGCCGTCGATATGGCGCAGGGGACCCCAGCGGTCTTCCAGCTCGGCTTCCAGCGTGCGCAGGCTGCCGCGGTCGTTCCACGGCCAGACTACGACGTGGTACCAGGTATCGCCCCAGGCGGCGATGAGCTCTTCCACATCGGGCTGGCCGGCGCCCTTGCTCATGGCCGTAACGGTCAGCTCGATGCCTTCGGGCATGGTTTCGTTGTAGTAGGCCGGGCGGATGTCTATGTCGTTGCCCAGAGTGCCGCCGTTTCTGGCCGTGAGCGTAACCGTGGTATCGCTTGCCTGTGCCGTTACGGGAAGGTCCGCTTCCGCATTGATGGCCGCAGCCATGGCCGTGGCCAGCGCCGCCGCTTCCGTTCCCGTTGCGCAGGGTACGGACACCGCCTGCCCCGCGATATACAGATAGATGGGCGCGCCCAGCGTGGCCGTGCCTTTCACGGATATGGAGCCGGTGGCTTTGGTCAGCTCTTCCCCGTCTTCCACGCCTATCATGCGTAGGCTCGTATAGCCGTTGTTTTCAAAAAAGGCCCGGGCCATGAGGTGAGCCTGGGAGCCGCGGCCGAAAAGTTCCGCCGCACGCTCTGCGCCGGTCACGCTGTAGGCCTTGAGCGGCTCCGCCTTTCCGCCTTCCAGCATCTGGGCGCAGATGAGCGCCGTGTAGTCCATGAGGCTTGCGCCCTGCATGGCCTGGCTGTTGTCGAACTCGACATAGGCGCCGGGCACAAGAATGCCCTGCGGCACTTCATTGAACGATATGGCCATTATTCCGTCTCCTTGCTTTCGGGGTGGATTTTCTCCACGTCGCCTTCCCTGAGACGCCGCAGCCAGAACTGCGTTTTTTCCACAACGGCGCCGCCTTCAGGAAGCGGCAGGCCGGTGGACGGGTCGCGCACCACGCGGCCGGATGCAGGCTTCACAAACATCTGTTCGCGCTGCATGTCATTCTCCTTTGCTTTCGTCCCCATCCTGCGGAAGGGTGATGATGTCCGTTGCCTCTTTGCGGCCGTCGGGCTTGCCTGCGCCGTCCGCAAGGTCCCATTCCACATATCCGGTACGGAACAGGTCCACGCTCCCCTTCTGCGGCGGCATACGATAAACCGCCGTATAGGTGAGCGTGAGGCAGGCAACGGTGATTTCTCCGTTGTCGGCCTTGCCGAGCTCCATGCCGGAGTATTCAAAGTCTTCCAGCAGGCCGCCGCGGGCCGTGTATTCTCCGTCCACAGCCTCAAAGGAAAGCGCCCTGTCCACGGCAAGTTCCAGCGCTTCGATACGGTCATCGAGGGGCAGGCGGTTGCCACGCACGGCTTCCAGAATGTCCACGGCAAGCGTGACCTCACGGCTGTCCGGCACGGGAGAAAGGTCCACTTCCGGCCTGTTCTCGCTGACGATGTACACGCCCACACTGGGGAACGAGGGAGCATCCCAGGGCTCTTCCGGGTTCAGGTACACGCGGCCGGAAAAGCCCGCCGCCTCAATGAGCGCGCCCACGGCCTGACGAAGCGCCGTGCGCGGATGCGCCGGCAAGCTGCCCATGATATCAATCATTGCCCGGCTCCTGCCGCTTCAGCTTGCACACAAGGCCCCCTATGCCGTCGGGCCGGATGACCTCGATGCGGAACGCCTTGCCGCGAACGGTGAGCACATCCCCGCGTTTCAGCTTGCGGCCGAGCTTCGCTTTCACCTCCGAAGCCAGCAGCGTGGCATACGGAGCCCGCACCGGCGTGGCCAGCCGCGCGGAACCGGGCTGAGCGTCTTCCGTGGGGTATTCGTAAAAGCAGCGCAGGGCCACGTTCTCCACAACGCAGGCTTCCGTTATGCCGTCTTCCTGGGAGAACACGGCGTTCATGTCTGCATCCAGTCTGTCCAGAATGTTCATGTCAGCCCTTTGCCTTCATCCGGGCGGCTATTTTGGCCAGGCGGTTGTCGAGCTGGCGCGTCAGCTCATTCCGCATGTAGGCCACGGTTTCCGCGTGTATCCCCCGGCCTTCCTGCCCTTTTCCGCAGGTTTCGTCGGCCAGGTATCCCAAACCGGAGGTGGTAAACTTGCGTTCGATGGGCAGACGCTTTTTGCCTTTCCGCGCGAAATACATATCTCCTCCGTGCGGAGACCAGCCGAACGCGCCCGCAACAAGCTTCACGCCTTCGTCACGCCTGATTTTCACATACAGTCCGCCGCGCTTCTTCAGTTTTCCCCTTCTGGTATAGGTCGGCCCTTTCACCTCATGAGGAAAATCCTCTATGGGAACACTTCTCGGGCCATCCGCCCGAAGAATGCCTGTAACCCTGCCTTTTCTGGCATCGGCCCTGCGCCGATAAAACCAGCGGGAAAAGAACTTCCGGGAAACCGCGTACCGGCCTGTCAGCAGGGCCAGCATCTTTTTCTGCATGAACGTCAGAGACGTGTTCACCGCATTGGCCTGAACGGCGGCAAGGTCCTTCGCCTTCAGGCTGAGTGACCGGCCTGAAAGCTCCTCGTTCAGGTACAGATCCATGTTCAGGTTCACATCCCGCGCGGCACGGATGGTGACAAGCCTTCGTTTATAATGCCCCCGGTGTTCTCTCACCGGCCCAGCCTTCAAAGCCATCACTTCCCCCCGCAGTCTTCACAGCGGAAGGGGCAGTTCCGGGCGTGCTCCTCCTGCTGACGGGGAGACATTCCCCGGCGGATGTCGTTGATGTCCGCCGGGTCCATGAGATCCACCACCGACAGACCCATGAACCGGCGAAGCACCACATCCATGCCCTTGACGCCGAACACGCAGACAAAGATGACCACGCCTATTTCCATGCCTCTGGTCGGTTCGGGAGCCACCAGCGGCAGCAGGGCCACCGCTCCCAGCGCCAGGAAGCCCGTCACCAGCGCAGACCAGAGCATGTTACCGATAATCTGCCCGCGGCTGCGCTGGCGGTAGCTGCGCTTGATGTGCCCGGCCGCCACAAGGAAGGCCAGCACACCGGCCAGAAGCGCCAGCGGCCATATCCCCCGGAACCAGTCCAGATACTCGGCGGCATGGCGGGATTCGTTTCCCAGGTCGTTCATCGGCATTTCTCCTCCGCCTGCTTCACCCACAAAAGGAGGTTTCCCGCTTCCCCTGCGGGCAGGTGAACCCATGTGCCTTCTTCCGCCACTTCCCTTCCGCCGTGAACGTAGGACCAGCCTTCAGTGACCAGCGCCCCCGGCGTTGTCGGAGCCTGTTCCAGAACTTCCCCTTCTGTCCGCCCCACCCATGAGGCGCACCCACTCACCGGCAGGATCAGCCAGCACAGCAGCGCGAAACTCCGCAGCCTTCTTTGCGTCCAGCCGTTCGAGAAGGCGCACCCCAAGGGAGAGCAGAAGGTAAAGGATTTCCGAAACACGGCTCACGCCCGGATCTTCCGTGCTTTCGCCGCCGCATCGTCGGCGTTCTGCGCCTTGCCCGCATTGAACCCCACGGCGTTCACCACGGCATACAGGATGCGGACCGCGACACCGGCATCATCGGCCGGGCGGCTCCACACCGCCGAAACCGCCGCGCACACCGTTACCGCCAGAGTCACCCACCCGCTCCAGGAATCCGGCAGGCAGGCGATCAGTTCCGCCGCCATATCCGCACCGGGCGGAACCGCTTCCGCAGCTTCCGCCGCCACAGCTCCGGCTGCGGACAAAAGCAGCATGGGCCCCACCAGAAAAAGCACTTTCATGCCGCACTCCTTATTTCCTTTTCCAGCGCCTTTATGCGGTTTTCCCAGCCCCGGACAAACTTCCTCAGGTCTGGATTTTTGACGATGAGCCCGGCATATCGACAACTGCGGAGCCCCACCAGAGTAAGAGCCGTTGCCCTGGGATCAGAACAGGCCTTTATGGCCGCCCAGGTCAGCGGGCCCCAGCGGCCGTCCGCATCTACGGAAAGAGCCTTCTGCGTCAGCCTCTTGGCCTGCCCCACCCCCATGTTCACGGCCGTGTCGTACACGGCCAGGGCCAGCGGGTCCGGCACATTATCCAGCGGAAACACATCCCAGAACGAACGGCGGAGCACTCCCGCCGCACGCTCCGGCGTAAGCGCCCGGATATCGTCGGCATCTATGTCGCCGTCGCCGTCGATATCCCCGACTTCAAGGCCCTGAGTCTTGAGAAAGCGCAGGGATACGCCGTAGTTCGTGGTTCCGCCGGGGTCGGCGGGGTCGTCCACAAAGCCGCCCTCCATGCGCGCCACGAAGGTATGGGCCTTTTCAAAGCAGCCCATACGACTAGCCCGCGTTGTAGGCCGAAGGGTCCATGCCGAAGTTCAGCATGACCTTGACCGTGGCATCCGAACTTCCGGCAGCAGCAAAGGCCCGGCCGCAATAGGCCTTGTCCGTTGCCGTGGCCGTCACCTTGCCGTCGCCGTCGACATACAGCGGCGCGCCCTGGGTAACGGCGCCCGCAGCCTTGGGAAGCTCGAAAACGCCGTCCGTATCCACAATGCCGGTTTCATTCACGGCAAGGTCATTCACCGCCACGCCGTAAAGGGAGTCCCCCAGTTTCACCAAGCTGCCGCCCTTCACAGGATCGGAAGAAGGCGCGTAGCTCATGAGGTGGGTTCCCTGAATCTTGTTCTGCATGTTCTCTCTCCTTTCCTTCAGGAGGATAAGTATTGCTTGTTCCTGTTACTGACGGACACACCGTACGGTTACGAAACTTGCACGTCTCACTCATTGCTGACGGCGGAAGTGAATTCCGCCTGCTCCTTGTTCGCGCCGCATCCGTCTGAAGACAGGATGCGGGAGCCGTTCCTGCTCTAGCCTGCGGACTTGCACAGCCCCTGCCAGGCCACGGCCTTGGCGGCCACATCAAGGCGCACCTTGTATTCCACGCCGTCCACACGCCAGCCTTCCTTGTATTCCAGGTAGGGAGCCGTTGCGCCGTTCAGGGTGAAGATGGTCACCGTCTTGCCCTTGGGGCCGGCCAGATACCAGTCCGCGGCGGAAACGTCGTCCAGTTCCGCGTCGTACACACGGGTGAGCACGCTGCCCGCGTAGATGTTCGCCTGGTTGGGCTTTTCCTGCGTGCCGATGAGCTGAGAGTTGAAGAAGACCTCCGCCCCGGTTTCCAGCGCAGCCGGCGCAATGAAGAACTGCGGACGGATCTGAACACGATTGCCCAGAAGGTCCTTCTGCGTGCGCATCTTCAGAAAGGCCGCGCCCAGGGATTCCACGGTGGGCACGTTGCCGCCGGAGGACACAAGGTTTCCGTGGTCGTTGTGGAAAAGCGCCTTGCCGTCGCCCATGGTCGGGTTGGCGGTGAGCACGCGGCAGGCAAGGCGGTTCACCATGCGGGCGGCGGCTTCGCCGTGGTTGCGGGCAATGCGGGCAAACGCGCCCAGGTCGTCGTTCACTATGGCCTGACGGGTGAGCGGGAAAATCTTGCCGTAGGTTTCAATCTTCACGCTTTCCGCGTGCTCGGCCGCACGGCCGTTCTGGTATTCGCCGCCTTCGGGGATAAGAGCCAGGTCGTCGCCGCTCGCAAAGTCCAGCAGCGTAAGTTCCTTGAAGTCGGAAACGGAGTCCTGGCCGCACCATACCTGCCACTGCTTGTCCGCCGATTCCCAGCCGTCCATGAGCACACGGTTGGCCGTATCGGTGAGAAGGTTCGGCAGGTCGGTGGTGGAGAGCGCACGCCCCACCATTTCCACCACGTTGCCGCTCGTGGGCCGGCCGCTTCTCACAAGCATTTCACGGCACACTTCGCGCATACTCATGCCGGAGAACTCGCGGGCTCCGGGCGCAGGCCTGCCGCCGTTGATGCGCGATTCCGCCACGCCGCAGCGCAGCAGCAGGCCGTGGGAAACGGCCTCGCGCACCTTTTCCTGTTCGGTACGGCCCACATCCACACGGGCAAAGGCGGCGGAACTTCTGCCTTCAAGGCGGGCAAGCACGGCCGCGCGGGCCTTGTCCAGACTGTAGCCCTTGCGGATCATCTCTTCCTCCATATTGGCGGGCATGTTGTGGGCGCGGCACATGGCCGAGATTTCCATGATGCGGGCGCGTTCTTCCTCCACGGGATCGCAGCTGTTTTCCGCGCTGCGGCCGTCGCCTTCGCCCGCGGGGCTTTCCGGTATGGCCGCAGGTTCGGCATTGTCTTCCACGGCATCGTCCGGCTTGTCCTCTTCCGGTTCCGAAAGAGAAGCCGCCAGCTCGTTCAGCGCCGCAACGGCGGCGGTCAGCTTTTCCTTGGCGGCGGATGCGTCGAAACGCTTCTCCTGTTCGGGCAGTTTGTTGGGCATGTCATGTCCTCCGGTTTTGATGATGTTTCCCCGCACCTTTGCCCTGTCGTCCGCACCTACGGGGCAGAGCGATACCTCAAAAAGTTTCCATGCCGTGGTCACGCGTACGGGGCCCGTGTATTCCACGCCTTCCACCGTGGCCGTAGCGCCGTTTTCCACCCAGGTGGACGCCAGCACCTCGTAGCCCACGGAAACATCGGTAATGTGCCCTTCCGCCACACGGCGGAAGGCATCCGCTCCGGCCTGCACGCCGGAGAATGTGGCGCGCCCCACAAGCTGCCCGCCCTCCGTGCGGAAGGCGCCGAAGCTGCCGAGCACGTTCTGCACGCTCGTGCCGTCGTGCGTGTCCAGCAGGGGAACCTGCCCCGATGCCGGAAGCTGCACGCCGTCCATACGCAGAACCTCGGGCACCACGTCCCACTTCTCCCAGTCCCACACATTCACCGGCTGTTCCGTGGCCGCCGTGAACTCCACGCTGCGTTCCGCCTCATTGAGGGAAAGAGGCGCACCACACCGCCCCAGAGAGACCGCACGGCTGGACGCATGGAAAATGTCCGTTCGTTTATTCGGCATTGTCGTCTCCATTCATTCCGGCGTTGCCCATGAGGTCTTCGGCCTCCTCATGGGTGAGCCCGAAGGCCGTTTCCAGAATCTTGATTCCGGTATCGCGGGGAATCTGCCCCGAAGACACGGCGGTTACTATGTCCACCATGCTGGTGACCTGCGCCCCGTTCAGGAGTTCTCCCGCTTCCTCCGTGATTTCCTTTGCCTTTTCGCCGCCGTCGGCCTGTTGCCCGGAAGATACGGCTACCGGCTGATCTTCCAGAGCCGCCGGATTGCCGCTCAGGCTTTCGGATACCTGGCCGAAGGTCACGCCGCGCGCATCCGCCATGCGCTGCCATTCGGCCAGTTGATCGAGCACTTCTTCGGGGTCGCCGCCGCGGCCGAGAATGGCCTCCTGCGGAGACTTGAGCCCCGCGGCTATGGCCTCGATATCGGCCCGGCCGTCACGCTGCGGGTCCACGCTCGGCATTCCCGCAGGTATCCACATGCAGCGCTGGTACCCTTCCCGGCCCAGCCAGTAATGCGGCAGGTAATCCTGCGTGAGGGCTTCCATATCCAGCCAATGGCGGAACACCGGCATGGAAAAACGGTTCTGCATCATGAAGTGATGGGGCCGGAGCAGCATGAGGGCGTCGCCCCGGCTGGCCTTGGACGTGCTGTAATTGATGCCCGTGTAGTCGCCGGAAAGCACCTCATAGGGCACGTCTATGCTCACGGCCACCATGCGGGCCGCAAAGCGGTTGAAACGGTCGAAGGCATCGCCCGGGCGGCTCGCGCCTTCGGCAAAGCGGATATCTTCGCCGGGGCGCAGGTATTCGATGATGGAGTTTTCCAGGCTTTCTATGGGCGTGCCCTGCGTCGTCTTCTTTGCGCCGGCAATGCCGCGCGCCGCCTGGTACACGTCCGGCTGATCCGTGGTCACTATGGCCAGGTACTTGGCTGCCTTGCGGGCTGCGTCCAGCTCGCTTTCCACAAACTGGCTCATGGCGCGGGCCGTGAGTATGGCCGGTGCAAAGGGCGTGACGCCGCGAAGCTGGCCGGGCCGCAGGTGCTGGTAAATGTGCAGCATCTCATCCGCAGGCACGCGGGTCACGTTTGCGCTGTAGCCGTCGTTCATGATGTGATAGGCCAGCTTTTCCCCGGTGAGTCTGTCGTACTCCACACCGGCAAAATGCCCTACGCGCTCCGTATCCCGGCCGCCGCCCAGTTCCGTGAGGCGGTCTGCCTCTATGGGCATGAGCGCAAGCGGCGACACCCGGTAATGAGACCGACGGCAGAACGTGAAAAAGCCTTCCCCGCATTCCATGATCTGGCGGCACAAAAGCTGCTGAAGCTCATAGAAATGCAGGCCGCCGGAGATATCGGCATCCTGTTCCATCCAGGCGCGGAATCTGTCCTCTATGCGGCGGCGCACCTCATAGGCGGGAGAGCCGTCGGGATGCACGGCCAGCGACTGGAAGCGGGCCCCGCGGCCCACCATATAGGCGGTGTACACGTTCACGCCGCGGGCAAAGAGCGGGAAGTTGCGTACCAGGTCGCGCACGCGGGCCCGAAGGCGCGGGGAAGCCCGGCCTATGAGCCAGTTGATCTGCTCGTTGACCGTGTGCCACTCGTTCGCTTCCGAAAGGGAAGCGCCGTCGTAGCCCCAGCTTCTGAGCAGCGCACGGGCGCGACGCACGCGCCATTTTCGTATGCTCTCAAGCACGCCCATGTTCACGACCTCCCGGCGCTGCCCGCGCAGGTCCGGCCCACATAGGGAACCTTGCCGCGCTCCATGGAGCAGCGGCTCTGAACGTAGGCAAGCAGATCCTTCAGCTCGGAGAGCGTGCGGTAGCTGAAATTACGGGAGCCGCCCGCCGTGCTCACGCTGTAGCTCTGGACTTTTCCGAAGCCGCCGGAAGCCATGTCTTCCAGAAGCTGCTCTTCCAGTTCGCACCAGGTATAGGTCATGTTTTTTGCCCCATGTTTTTTCCGCGGGCATGATGCCCGCGAACATGGGAAAAAACGTAACCCCGGAAAATGGGGGTGTCGGCATATACCGCCATATACCGGTAAAAGGACCTTATATACCGGTAAAAGACCCATATTTACCGTTGACACGTTTTTAAAAGCGAACGATTTACGGCAGAATTTCGGGGGAAAATCCCGCTCGGAACCGGGAGCGGAGCAGCCTTTACGGCTCTTGCCTTTTGTAGCCTCGCGGCTACACTTTCCCCATAAAAAAGCCTGCGAACTCTGGCAGGCCATCAAGGAAAGATGATGAAGGAATTGCCTGAACTCGATATGGCCGAACTTCTTAAAAATGAAGAAATCATGGCCACATATCTTTCTGAAATCATGGAGACGGGCGACAGCGAACTCATCATGTCCGCCATGGGTGACATTGCCCGGGCCAAGGGTATGAGCTCCATCAACTGGGATGCCGTCATCAAGAATGCGGACAATGTGGTCCTTGACGAAGACGACGCCCCCGAACTGACGGAAGAAATGATGGCTTCGGCCAGGCCTGCCCGTGAGGTGCTGCCGGAGATTTTCCCGGCGGATATCATTGCCAAAATCAAGTAAAAAAATCCCCCGAAACGAAAGCTCCGGGGGATTCGTTTTATCGGTATCAGTTCACCGAGCCAAGGCGGATATTCAGGCTGAGGTTTTCGGCCTCCAGTGCGGCAAGTTCCCTCCGCAGGTAGTCTATGGAAGCGTGGGAGACTTCCAGCAGTTCCGCGTAGTCTTCGCGGCCGCGGCGCACGGCGGTCATGAGGCGGGCGTCTACCCTGCGCAGGCGTTCCACTTCCGCATTCAGGTCAAGGGAGAGTTTCTTCATACCGATACCCTCCCGGCAGAACGCATATCACGGAAATGCTCTATCACGGCGTCCAGAGCTTCCGCGTAGTCCCCGATGATGAGTCCGAGGCCGTCCATGTCGGCAATGGGCAGCCCTTCGCTCTGCTGGCCTGTAAGCTCGGAAAGCGTACGCAACCGCGTCTGCAGGTTCTCAAGGTCAACGTAGATGTAGTAACCAAGGTCCGTTACGGCATTCTGGGCCGAACGGTCGAGCGATGAGAACCACTTGCCGCCGCACTTTTCCAGGGATTCAAACTTCATAAGGCACCTCTGTAAGATTTTCTCATTGGCCTTCTGCAGAGCGCAAAAAAGGCCGGGAGCTGAGAAACGCTTACAGACGTCCAGGCCTATTCCCCCGAAGGGTATTCTATTAGCCTACTCCCGGCCTTAAATAGCCGACAAGATGCCGCTGCTTTTCCGGCGCAGGGCATGAAAATAGCCACGCTTTCGGGGTGATGGCTGAACCGCTGTAAGAGGAGTTTCTCAGGCTCCGTGCGTTCAGTGAATTAAATTTTCCCGGGAATGTCAAGAAAAATTTTATAACTACAAATATTGACCTTGCCATATTTTTGTTGTTATATAAATTCCATGCAATACGAGTGGGACGAAAACAAACGCAGAATCAATCTGGAGAAACACGGTGAAGACTTTGCCGATGTTGTGCTGCTTGATTGGACTTCTGCCATCATCCAGCAGGATGACCGGCAGGACTATGGCGAAGTCCGATATAATGCCTTTCTTCTGAGGGATGACGGCAGGCTCATGAGTCTGACCTTTACCCTCCGGGGAAAAAATCTGCGAATCATCAGTTACAGAAAAGCCAACAGTCGGGAGAGAAAGAAATATGAAGCATCCTGAAGAAAACATCGTGAGCTACTCTGCAGAAGAGCTGGAACGCCTGCCCCGCCTTGACGGAGCACGCCGCCCCATGAGCGACGAGGAAATCACCAGGGCCATGCATGAAGACCCCGACGCCGCTCCCGAACTGACGGAAGAGATGATGGCTTCGGCCCGCCCTGCCCATGAGGTGCTGCCGGAGATTTTCCCGGCGGACGTGGCGGAAGCGCTGCTGAAAAAGCGCGGACGCCCGAAGTCGGAGCGCCCGAAGATTCAGTTTACCGCCCGATTCGATGCCGACATCGTGGAGCACTTCCGCAAGACCGGCAAAGGCTGGCAGGTAAGAATGGAAGAGGTTTTGCGCAAGGCCATAGCCATGGGCCTTTAAAAGATATCCCCCGAAGCGAACGCTCCGGGGGATTCGTTTACCCTTTTATTGCTTTTGCAGAACTGCGCTCCCGCAACGGGACCATGCGCGCAAGCTGTTCTTCACTGAGCGGCCGGCAGTCCGGGTCAGACTCGGCCCGGCGCAGCACTTCCTCATCCGTCATGTCGGCAAGGCGGGACAGCCTTTTCTCTCGCTTCATCGTATTGGGACGTACTGCTTTGGGCAGGTCGGCATAAGGCATAATACTTTCCCCGTTGTCAAAGCGGTCATCAAAATCCGTATCCATCACTTTCATGGGATTATACCTCATCCGTCAACGAAGGCTTGTTTCTCTTCACAATCCATATCTCGTACCATTTCGTCAAGACGACAGACAGAAAAGCCCCGAAGCAAAAGCTCCGGGGCTTCATTCATGGGTATCAGTTCACCGAGCCAAGGCGGATATTCAGGCTGAGGTTTTCGGCCTCCAGTGCGGCAAGTTCCCTCCGCAGGTAGTCTATGGAAGCGTGGGAGACTTCCAGCAGTTCCGCGTAGTCTTCGCGGCCGCGGCGCACGGCGGTCATGAGGCGGGCGTTTACCCGGCGCAGGCGTTCCACTTCCGCATTCAGGTCAAGGGAGAGCTTCTTCATACCGATACCCTCCCGGCGGAACGCATATCACGGAAATGCTCTATCACGGCGTCCAGAGCTTCAGCGTAGTCCCCGATGATGAGTCCGAGGCCGTCCATGTCGGCAATGGGCAGCCCTTCGCTCTGCTGGCCTGTAAGCTCGGAAAGCGTACGCAGCCGCGTCTGCAGGTTCTCAAGGTCAACGTAGATGTAATAACCAAGGTCCGTTACGGCATTCTGGGCCGAACGGTCGAGCGATGAGAACCACTTGCCGCCGCACTTTTCCAGGGATTCAAACTTCATAAAGCACCTCTCTGATTTTTCGATGGGCCTTCTGCAGAACGCAAAAAAGGCCGGGAGCTCGAAAACGTCAGAGAACGCCCAGGCCTATTCCCCCGAAGGGTATTCTATTAGCCTACTCCCGGCCTTAAATAGCCGACAAGATGCCGCTGCTTTTCCGGCGCAGGGCATGAAAATAGCCTTCTTCGGGAAGGGCTGACCGTCTCTGAATATCGGAGGTTTCGAGGCTCCGTGCGTTCAGTGAATTAAATTTTCACGGGAATGTCAAGAGGAGGAAGGCTCTGGAAGTAAGCACGGCAAAGTCCACGGAATCATTTACAGATTGGAAAGCATCTCTCCCTTCTTCTGTTATCCCTTGATTTTAATCACTTTTGAGAGCAGCTATAGCAAGGATTTCACTTTGATGCAGGGGGATGGGATGCTGAAGGATAACGGTAAAAATATTATTGTTCTTCTTCTAATAGTTATCGGCACCTTTTTAGTTTTTATTGCTGGAGTTGAGATTTTTCAACAAAACATACCTTATGATACATCTTTTACAGATAAACAACAAATTACGATTTTTGATAAACTTATACTAAGTAATGAAAGAGAAAACTGGCTTATTCCCATTGGAACATTCTTTTCTGCTCTTTCTGCCCTTGCTACTGTTTACCTTATCTGGTTACAACAACAGACTATCAAAAAACATGATCTTGAAGTAGAAACTGAACGGGTTATTTCACACTTTTTTATATTACTTAATAACCATAGAACTATTGTTAATAATTTAAAATTTCCTATACAAATATTAAATGAAGACTATCACTTATATAAAGAAAAAAATTATATTGATAGTATTGCCACTGGATATAAAGCTATAGAATTTTGTTTAAAAACTATTGAAGTATCAATTAATAACAATTTTCATAATATATCAAATCAAAATCATAATATACTTTCTATTAAAAATAGGGGCTGTCCTAGCTAAGACTAGTGTTTAGCTTGTTTTACCCAATAAGTTAGCTGAGTTAGAAGTTGTTTATGGTTGCCTCCATTGAAGCGCCATTCGCATTCTTTGAGGAACCAGTAAAAGTGTTCTGGCTTGATACCGTTAAAACGACGTAAGTGTCTTTTGGCTTGATTCCAGAAATTTTCTATTCCATTGATATGATTATGGTGTTCTGCAAACTTCTGAGAATGATTGATACGATGATGATGGAATCCGTTGATATCCAAGGCGTTGTAAGCTGAAAATGTATCTGTATAGACTATACTGTCAGGTTCCACCTGTTCTTTGATGATGGGGAGAAGTGTTTCAGTACGGGCATCAGGAATGATTACTGTGTAGACTCTTTCGTTTCTCTTCAATAGACCAAAAACAGCTATTTTTCCGGCAGATCCCCGTCCTCGTTTACCTTTTCTTACACCTCCAAAGTAACTTTCATCGGCTTCTATTTCTCCGGACAGCCGATAGCTGGGGAGATGAGAAGCAATAAGACGTCGCAAGCGCATGAAATAGGATGTGGCAGTGTTACGGTTTACTCCTACCATCTCTCCGGCAGCCCTTGCCGTGGCACCGGCCACAAAAAACTTTATGAGTTCGGTCTGTTGCCGATTATTTAGTCTGCTGCGTCTTTCATACATGCCGGTATCCTAGCTCTTTTTTCTTAGCTAGGACAGCCCCTAAAAATATTGATATACCTAATGAATTATCAAAAAAAATAAAAAGTATAAAAATAGACTGGTCAAAAAAAGGCGAAAAAATAGATTTTATGAAGGAATATAACAACAATTATAAAGATATTTTTTTATTTATATTAGAAAAAACTTTCAATATTATTGATTATCATACATCATATTGCACAGCTCAATATTTTCATAATATATATTCCATGTTGATACTATTAAATGACAACAGAAAAAAAATTAATATTGAATCCTATCTTAGAACTCTTCGGGCAGAATTCAACCAAGAAGAGCTCCTCTTTATATATTATTATGCATGTATACGTAATGCTAATAATATAAAATTCAAATCATTAGTAGAAGATACTTGCCTCTTCCATAATCTGAACAATGAAAGACTAGATCATGATCCACTCCATGATAAACCATTCGTTCTTTATGGGAAATCTGCATTCACGCATTAACTTAATTTTCTACACCTGACTCTTCTATTCCACAGGCGGGCAACCTCTTCCACGGCTGCCCGCCTTTCCTTTACCCCCGGTACGGCCCACGCCGGAGCCCCGTGTATGCCGCAGCCCGTGCATACGGCATACACATACAGCCCGCCGCCGGAGCTGTCCGTATCCATTCTGATTTCCGCCTCCCCTCCGCAGAAGGGGCAACACTTCAAGGAGTCCTTGAACATTTCACTCATATCTTCACCCCCAGCACGCGGCCGCAGGACTCCGCGTAGATGTTCACCACGGCCTGCGCCATGGGCACGTCGTTGGGAAACCAGTGATCCGCAAATGTGGAAAACACGCCGTCCAGCATGAGCACGGAACGGCGTGTTTCGTGCGTCGCCTGCACCAGTACGGAAAGCATGAAGCTCAGCACCCTGGTGCAGGTGACGAGTTCATGAAGTTCACCAGATACGCCGGAAACATGGCGGCGCAGACATTCATTCATGGCCGCCACCTTCTCGTTCACGCTGCGGAACTGCCCGGCATTCAGGCAATAACGGCCATGATAGCCCAGGAGCTCGAAGCACTCCGCCATGCGGCGGTACACGCGGGCAAGCTGCCTTTTTGCCCATGCCGCTTCACAGGCGCGCATATCCAGCGCGGGCACGGCATCGCCCTCTCTTTCTCCCCCGCCGCTCAGGCCCATCATCCACTGGTCGTAGATGGTCATGATGATGAGCAGAAGATGAAGCAGCCTGTCCCTTTTTTCCGCCTCGGCCCTGCGGTCACTTCTTTTTCCCATGCTTTCCGTCCCTTATCTTTTCCCGCAGCCACACATGGATGAGCTCGCTGTCCGATATCCACTCGCCTTCAATCTTCACGGCGGGGAGCTCGTGCAGGCGTATGAGCCTGCGCACCGTGCGCTCGCTGCGCTTCATGTGCGCGCATATTTCCTTCATTCCCACAAGCTGCATCACGCCCCCTTCCGCTCGGCAAAGGCGGGTTCTTCCTCTTCCACGGCTTCCAGTATGCGCGAAAGGCTCGGCGTCCAGGTGGAATGTGCGGCGGCCGTACACAGGCACAGGCAGTCGAACCAGTGATTGTCCCTGCGGCGCTGCTTCCACACGCGCTTGCCCTTCTCCCGCACCAGCTGTTCCGCCGTGAGCTGCCTGGCCAGGGCTTCATCGCATCCGGCATGGAGGCGGAAGGGCTGGCGGCTTCCGGGCTGAAGGCGGGCCGTTGTCCATGTCTTGAAGTAGTCGGTATCCAGCAGGTACAGGCGCAGGCCTCCGGGAATGGAGGTACGGCTCTGCGGCATGCGCTCCAGAAGCGTCCAGTGTACCGGAATGCTCTGCCGGTGACTCGCGCCCTTGGTTCCCCACAACACGCCCATGCCGTACCGCCGCAAAAAGTCATAGGCCTGTTCCGTGCGGGATATGGCGTCCCCTTCCAGCCCACCGCCGGTATCGAGCGCGGCGCGCCACACGGGCACGGGATCTTCCTGCCCCTGCACCGCGTATTCCGTTTCAAAGACCTTGCGGTACACGTCCTCCCAGTCCTGAAGGCGGCCGTAGTCGATGACCGCGCCGTCCAGTCTTCCGGTCCAGGCAACGGCCATGTACCAGAAGCCGACCTTCTGCATATCTATGCCGAGCGTGACGGCACGATAGCCGGCAGGCACCGTGCAGGGCGCAAGCTCGCGGTCCACCAGCTCCAGCACTTCCGCCTCGCTCGTTTTGGCGATGACCGGCGTGTACGGCATGGCCAACATGCCGTTGGCGTAGGCCTGATGGGCGTCGGCATCGTCCGTTTTTTCCAGTTCCAGCTGCGCCGCCCGTATCTCGGAAAGGGACACGGCGGCGGAAAGGTAGGCCGGAAGGTGGAACCCCACGCGGTGGGGAGAAGGAAGCGGGTTGTCCGCCTCCCAGCGGCCGCGCGCCACGGCCTGGTCGCGGGCGTAGTCCGTCCAGTGATAGGCACAGTGCGGGCAGCGGTAGCGCCCCAGCTTTTCACGCCGCACACGCACGGGGTCCTTCACGCCGTGCTCGGAAATGATGTTCTCCGGCTGCATCACCTGTTCCGTCCCGCAGGCGGGGCACACCACCCGATAGCGGCGCACTTCGTCCATGGCGGCCAGGTCGGCCCATATCGTGGTGGTTTCATCGCCCACGGGCTTGCTGATGCGCATAATCTTGCGCGTGTAGGGGTAGGAGCGTGTTCTTTCCCGAAAGTCCGTCACCGGGTCGCCATGGCCCGCAAACGCACGGAACAGAGATTCCTCGTCCAGAAACAGATCCTGCACGGAAATGGACGCGCGCTGGCTGGCGCTGGCCGCGCTGGACAGGTACAGGGCCGTGCCGTCGGCAAAGCCCGTGCGGCCGCCCTTGCTCTTGCCGAGAAGCTCGCGCACGGGCCGCGTTTTGCGGAACATGGGCTTCAGCTTGGCTTCCACCACGCGGGCCAGCGTTTCATCGTCCGGCATGGCCAGCATACGCGGCGCCGGGCGGTAGTCGATGCACCAGCACAGGCAGGCGTACAGGCACAGCGTTTTACCCGTTTGCGGAGCGCCGCAGACGACCACTTCCTCCACGCTGCGCTCGGAAAAGGCATCCATGATGCCCGCCAGGTACGGGTTCACGTCGCGCCGGTACCGCGCCCCGGCATAGGGACCGTCCGGCACAATGAGATGCTGCGCCGCCCAGCGCGACACCGACGGAATTTCACGCTTGCGGAATATGCGCCGCTCCGTTTCAGTCAGGGAGAGCTTCATCGTCGGCCTCCACGTCTTCGGCGGCGTCGCCGTCCTGCGTCACGAATTCCTGCTCATCGCTCCAGGCGTCGAACCAGTCCGCCGTGGCTTCTTCCCACCACGCGACAAGCTCGGGCACGGCTTCTTCCCGCCCGCCCACAAGCGCAATGATTTCCCCGGCCTTGCGGTGAATGAAGCTTTGCACCTCCGATTTGAAGAACACCGCACGGGCGGCAAGGTCCTGCTCGTGAACCTCCACGCTCATGAGCTTGCCCTGCTCCTTTTCCAGCTTCAGACGCTCACGGGCGGCACGAACGGTTTTGAGTTCCGAATCCGCGCTCATCTTGCCGAGCGCAACGCTGCGGCTCTCCGCATCGTTGATGCGGGCCACGGGCTGAAGCTGGGCCGCTGCATAGCCCAGAAGCGCCGCGGCCGTAAAAAATCCGTCGCCGTCGCGGGCGATCTTTCCGGCCCTGAAATGCCGGGAGAACTGCGGCGCGCTGATCTTGAAGCCCTGCATCTTCAGCCATTCCACGGCATCGGCCGCCGTGCGGAAGGTGGTTGCCGCCTGAGTCATAAGCCCTCCTCGTCGTCGGCGTTCAGGTACACGCCGTTTTTCAGCCGCCACTTTCTCAGGCAGGCCGGGCAGCGGTAGTCCGTAGTCTTTCTGTCGCAGTCGTGGCACTTGTGCAAGTACAGAGCATCCTTGGCCACATGAAAGCGCGGGTCGTGCTCTCCATTTCTCCTTCCCTTGCGGTCTCTCGGCTTAAGCATGTTCGCCCTCCATTCTTCCGGCTATCTCGTCGATGTAGTCCCGGTGCCGCCGGAGAAACGGCAGCAGCTTCACATATTCCCTGTCCGGCAGCCGGCCGGCACCGCTCACTCTCACGTCGCCGCCTGCGGGAACCAGCGTGAGCCCGTTGGCCCGCAGGCACTCGCGCACAAGCTCAGCGCCCAGGTAATAGCCGTTCAAATCCCACACCGGATGCGTGGGGAAAGACGGTTCCGGGCGTGCAGGCGGCTCTTCGGGAGCCGGGGCAGGCTGCTCCGGCCGGGGCTCCTCCCTTTTCCCACGCACGGCGGCCGCGGCGTACAGAGGGGGAAGCCCCGCCAGCACCCAGTCCCGAACATCGTCATGACCGTGCCCCGGAACCGCCGCCTGGAACATCTCGCCCGGGTCCTTGCCGTGTATGCACGGCCAGCGTACCGCCTGCGGAAAGGTCTCCCGCCACAGCTCCCAGCCACGGCCACCCGCGCCGTTGGCGTCCACATCCATGGCCACAAGAATGACGGGCAGCCTTTTCAGCTCTTCCATGAGCCCGGCGGGCAGGTGCCGAAGGTGGGCCGTTCCCACGGCCAGCACGGAACAGCATTCCCCGGCGGCCCGGTGCACCAGCATGGCGTCGAGCTCGGCCTCCACCACCACGCAGGCCGGAGTTCTGCGGAAGGCGCCCGGCTTCATGGGCAGGAAAAGCGGCGCGCCGCCGCTGCCGGGCATGACGTAGTATTTCAGGTTCGGGAGCGTTGCTTTTCTGTCGGCATCCGGGCGGCGGATGCGGATGCGTTCCACGCCGCCGTCGGCCGCAAGGCAGGGAATCACTATGCCGCGGGGAATCCACATGGCCCGGCGCATACGGCCGCCTGGTTCGCGCGGCGCTTCTTCCGGCAGGCCCCAGTTTTTACGCAGGCGCATGATGTGCGCGCGGCCGTTTTCTCCGCCCTGCCAGCCGAGCCGGTATTCCCGCACGGCGACCTCATCCAGCCCGCGCGCCGCCAGGTACTGCCGGGCTTTCGTCTGCGTCCAGAGCGCCTGATGCCGGGATTCGATAAAATGTGCGGCTTCCGCGCGCCACAGGGCGGCGTTGCGCGCCGGTTCCGGTATTGCCCGTGCATCGAGCCGCGCCGGAGCCTTTTCGCGCTTCTGCGGCTCCTGAGGCGCACTTTTCACCGGGCGCTTCTCCCACGCCCTGCCGGCCGCCTGCGCCGCCTGCCGGAAGGTCATGCCTTCCACGTCCATGAGCCACTGGATGACATCGCCGCTGATGCCGCACTGGCGGCAGCTGTAGGAGCCCCGGCCGTCGTTCTGCTCGGGCCATACCAGAAAGCGGTCTCTGCCGCCGCAGAGAGGGCACGGCCCGGCAAACTCCGCGCCACGGCTGTTGCGGCCCTTGCTCTTCAGCGCAAGGCCCCGCGCCGTGTACAGGTCGGTAACGGTCATCATGCCGCACCTCCCCGCATCCGCCGGGCAATCAGGCAGGCCATGATGATATGCCCAAAAGCCGCCGGAGCCCCGGCCATGACACCATGACGGCGCCATGACAGTTCCATGATACTTTTCTCCGAAACTGTCATGGCTGAAAAGTCTATTCTTTTATGATGGTTATTACCTTTTTTCTTAATAAATATGATAGTATGACAGTATGTATATGCGCGCGCATATATGCACGCGCGCGTAGGGACTTTTACGGGAAAAACTGTCATACTGTCATGTTTATACCCCAACCATGCGTTTTCCCTGAAAAACTTACCATGACACCAGTGTCCTGGCAGTATCATGGAAGTGTCATGCCCCGGCACAGAGTTCAAGCAATGCTTCAAGTTAAGCATGGTCCTGCACCTCTTTCGGGTAGTCGTGTTCGGCCTGATCGTTGAAGCGGTAGCCGTAATACCAGACACGGCCGCCTGCCTTCTCGCTCCGAATGGTACGCTTGGCCAGCTTGCCGAAGGTGGTTATGGAGGGGCAGCTTTTGCGGCTCATCTTGTCCTCGAACCACGCCTTGAACACCGCATAAAGATGCGCAGCCGCCAGACGCGGCGCGTCGGGGTCCGCTTCCAGGCAGGCGTCCGCAAACTGCAGAACAATGCTTTCCTCCCTGCGGTAGGCTTCGGTATCCCTGCGTATCTTCTCGGGCGGTATGAGCCCCTCGATTTCATAGAGCTGGAAGCCCCGCACAAACCACGCCAGAACCCCCGGGCCTTCTTCAGCCAGAATCTCGTTCTTCAGATTCTTGTTGACCAGACGCTCCAGAGGATTGTTCGGATCGGGCTCGGACACGAAGGAAAACGGACACACCACCAGCTTGATGCGTTTCCAGAAGGCGGAATCGTTGTCTCCGGCGCGCATCTTGTGGTTGGTCAAAAGAAAAAGCGTATGCGTCGGCCGGAACTTGGTATTGCCCTTGTCGTAGGGGGAACGGCCCACCAGGGAGTCGTCGCCGCTCATGAGCTTTATTTTGTCCACCGAGAAGCGCCGGTTCTCTCCCGGTTCCGAGGCCCACATGATGCGCTGACCCTTCATTTCCAAAACGGCCGGCGTGGGGGAATTCGGATTCTGCGGCGTGCCCTGGTCAAGCAGAAGTTCCACCGGCATGGGCGCGGCATAACCGGTTTCACTGGTACCGTCGCTGCCGGTAAAAAGCTCATAAATGATTTCAAAAATAGTCGTCTTGCCGGAATCGCCTTCCGCGCCCAGCAAAACCACGAAAATCTTTTCCGATATCTCCCCGCACAGCGCCATGCCCAAAAGCTTGTGCATGTAGTGCAGGACTTCGGGATCTTCTCCGAAGATCTCGAACAGCATCCGCTCCCACTTAGGGCAGGGGGCTTCCAGACCTTGCCATTCCACGGTGCAGTGGCGGGAAAAGTAGTCTTCCGGTCTGCCGGGACGCAGCATGCCGGAACGCATGTCCACCACGCCGTTCTTCACCACAATGGCAAAGTTATCCGCATCCAACCGCACGCCGGGAACCGTCAAGCGGCTCTCATGAGAAAGGGACAAATCCAGACAGGCATTGATGCCCTGCTTCTGGTGGAGCTTGTCGGCCGCCTGCCTGAGCTTGCGCCCGCGGGCATCCAGCTGCTTGGCCTGTTCCTGGTCGTCTTCCGCCCGTGCCGATACGGCCATGCCTCTCAGCCGTTCCGCGCCTTCCAGATAGGCCTGTGCCACGTTCTCCACACGGGAGGCCGCCTCGAACGGCCATATTCTGGACCAGAACTGCCCTTTCCACTCCAGCCAGCTGTCCCACTCGGGGACGAAGATGAGCTGACCGCGGCAAAGCGCATTGAAGAGAATGCCGGAACCCTTCTGCCCGGCCTCCGCGCAGTCTTCCACAAAGCGCTGCCTGGTCTCGGCGTCCTTGTCTCCCCGGCGCTGTTCGGAGGATGTTCCGGCCTCCGCCTTCAGCCTGGCCAGATTGGCCGCCTCTTCCTCGGCCTTGCGCTGCACTTCCGCCCGGATGATCTCGCCCTTCAGCCATTCCTGCGGAGCCTGCCGTTCCTGGGGCGTCTTCGGCATGTCGTTTCGGTGGTCACTCAT